ACCGATAGGATTTCTCGGTTGGATCCCGATTACATACGAAACAAGATATATTGGTCCTACTAAGAACCATATGCTTGCAAGTGAGGCGAGATAAAGGTAAGCTTTTTGAGCCACCAAAACTCGCACAATACTAAACGCAACCTGAGGGAATAGAAGTAATGCAATAGCATCAACTCCTGAACCCCAAGTAGCTCGTTTGGAAATCGGACCAGCAGATTCAGAGATGAATCCACTAATTTTACCAAACCCAATCTTCGAATGTCCCGCAAATCTTTTAACTACTCCTTTGCAAGCAAAGGTTCGGACTAAACCATTAAAGGGTTCTATAATAGAATCCAATGAAGGTTTAACCTTAGTAGGAAAAGTTCGGAATATCGATAAACAGGTTAGGACTAATCTAGTAACTAAAGCCTCAGTGGTCGACGTTCCTAAAAGGATACGTAAACCGTAAGGTATAATTACAGGTAATCCATGGCGGTTAACCCGAACTCTTACACCATTTGTGTAAACAGTTTCAGGTGAACCAGCTAAGAAACGAACAACAAGACGCAAACACTCCTTTAAATAAAGGAATGTAAAATTAAAGCCATTGGCTCTAATAAGCTCTTGAATGTTGTCTCGAAGCTTGCAAACATCTTGACTATAGTTTTGAGCTCTCATTAACCAGATGGTATATTTCATGAATCGACCAACTTCTCTCGAAGTGATCCATTCTGAAGTACCTTTACTAGTTGCAAAAAATATGTTATTTTTCATAGCGTATTTTATTGTGACAGTAAACCATACTGGCCTGAATATCTTAACTGATACAGGGAGCTAGCCTATACCTCGTAAAAGAGTTGCAACACTCTGATTATCCGGTGTCAGTAGGTTAGTGGTATTACCACTATAGCTGATCCGTCCTGTAAAGGACCTGCTTGATCGTATGACTTAACATACCGAAGGCGTGGGTTGGGGTTCACAGCGAAGTCTAACGACCACAATTGTCAGTTGTGGGGTCTGAAACTACTATGCC